ATATTCCTTGGCCAAAAGCTGCGCCTTGCGCGCGGACCATTGCCCCGCCTTGGTGCCGTGGGTCTCTCGGCCCTTGATGCTGTTAAACAAACGCTCGCGGAGGCCGGGCTTGGTGTAGTTCCCGGCCTCGTTCACACGCGATTGTTTGCGGCCACGCATTACTCGACCTTGGCTTCCGGCTCGGCTTCGACGACCGGAGCCGCCTTGGCAGCCTTGGCAGCCTTGACCGGAGCCGGAGCGGGGGCAGGCGCCTTGAAGCCCAGCATGTCCTGCAGCTGCTCGTCCGTCAGGGCTTCCCACTCAGCAGCGGTCATCGCCACTTCCTGACGTTCGCCCTTGGCGTTCTGATATGCGCGAGTGATCATGATAAGCTCCCTCAGTTGTAGTATTTCGTCATCTCAAGGATGAGCGTGTAAGTATCGCCAGAAGATGCGTCAGCAGTACTTAGCAAAATATTCCCGGTTTTCCCAGCGCCAGCGTTGTTGCGAAGACCGCCGAAATTTGACAAGTCGAATGTTGCTTGATTATTCTGGGCCGATCCAAAGAAAAACACGTTACTGGTCGCACCCCAGAAAAGACGAAACTCCATCCCGTGACATGCCGTGTGAATTTTTTGAACACTCACGCCCGTGCAGGCTTGGCCAAGAGCGTTGGCTGCGAGGTTAGCGACGTTAACCTTGGTCACGAGCGATTCGCCCGTAGCATCTGAAATGTTTGTGAACAGCATAACAGCGGTTGTCTGATTATCGACCAGCGTCTGAGAGGTTACTGCATCAGCCATTATTTCATTCCTTTAAGTGTCATGGCAAAGCGAGCGCGCTGACCCAGTTTACCGGGCGCCTTCGCGGCGGCTTCGAGCTTGCCTGCAGGGATCGGCTTGCCAGCCTTCGCCCCGAGTTGTTTGCGGAGGGCGCCGGGCTTTTTAATGGCTTCGGCGATGAAGTTCTTCTTACCACGCATGTCAGCAGTTCCACGCTTTGCGGGCGAGCCGCAGCCGAGAGTTAGGATCCTTAGCAGCCTTCGGAAACATCTTCATCTGGCCAGCAGAGCGAGCGCAGTAGCTATCGCGACGAGAACCACCTTCCGGCTGAGGGCGCTTCAGATTGCTCCCAGTGGCAGCATTGTAAGCCTTTCGGCCAGCCTCGTTGAGACCGCCCTTCGGGTTCTTATGCGCAGCCTTGAACTGGAAATCTTTCTTCGCGCGCATTCCGGTCTCCATATAACTGGGGCGACCCGAAGGCCGCCCCAATCATTAGGCTTGAGTGACGCCGTAAAGGCCAGTCTGAGTATCGTCATCAAAGACGAACACCCAGAGCGTCAGGCGCTTCGTACCATCAGCAGCGTCAGCGGGAGCAAAAGTACCGCGAACGTCGCCGGTGGTGGTCGTTGCGGCGGTCCCATCGGCAGCAACGAACGTACCGGTCGTCACGAAAGCGCCGTTCCACGCGGTCAACACGTAGTTACGGCTGTTGGCATCGATTGGCAGGCCAAACACGTCGCCCGTGCCAACGAAGATATCGGTGGCGGCAGCCGAAGCGGCAACTCGGGTGATCGTCTTGAAAGCCTTCTTGCCGGCAACGGCGGTCGTGCCGTTCAGGGTGATCGCTTCCGACATCGGAATGCCGTAGACGTCAGTGCCCGTGATGGTCAGCACAGCCGTAGCAGCGCCAGCAGCGTCGACAACGACGTTCCGGGGAACGTCGAGGGTGACGGTGCCCCCCGAAGCCAAGGCGCCGTTCAGCGTAGCGTTGCCAGCCGCAGCCAGCGTCTGCTGAGCGCAGATGCCGTCGGCGTCCAGCGTAGCCGGAACCACGTCATAGACGTTGATCGGCGACATGAAGACGCCGGGCTGATTAGCGGTGCCGTTGTTGGCGAAGTTCCTGCCTGCCCGAACGCCGTCAGAGAAATGAGTCATGATGTTTCTCCATAGCTAAGGGTGGGGCCGAAGCCCCACCCCCGGGATTTAGGAAGCGCCCTGCGAACCCCAGCCTGCGCGGAAGTTCGAGCAGCCGAACGAGTAACGCTCAATGGCCTTCGCCTTGAGGTTGTCGGTGTCGAAGTCCGTGTAGACGTCGGTTTCCAGCTTTTCACGCTCGTAGTACTTGAAGCCGTTCGGAGCGTCAGTCAGCAGGAACCAGCCGTTCGTGTCGGTCAGGAACATGTTAACGCGATGACCCTGCGGAACCGCAGAGTTGTTGTAAATCGCGTTAATGTCGTTGTTCGCCGTGTCGACGCGGAACTGCGACTGGAGCAGGCGGGTAGCCGTCCACTGCAGTTCAGCCGGAACGATCAGCTTCGTCGGCTTCGTCATGATGCGGAGGCCCGCAGCATCACGGAAGCGCTGAACGCCAACGATGGCGTCCTGAAGCGAGGTTTCGTTCAGGTCGGCTTGGACCGAGAAGGTGTTGGCGACAACACCATTATCAATCGGGTGCGACGTCGAGAACAGCGGCTGACCATCACCAATCGGGAAGTTCGACGAGAAGCCGTTGTTCAGAACGGACGCGCCGAGAACTTCCTTGGTCTGTTCCATCGACTGGCGAAGAGCCTTCGCCTGCAGCGGGAACGACGACTGGTACAGGTTATCCTTGATAGCCTGACGGGTGATGATGAAGCCGATGCTGGTGTAGCGGTTCACGTAGTTCGTGACGAACCGCTGACCCATTTCACCGTAGGCGGTTGAGGCGCCTTCAGCCTTGATCTGAGCCAGACCAAGCAGCTTGACTTCGACTTCGATTTCAACGGCCTTATCGGACGTGTGCTTCTCGAAGATCTCCGACCACTGGCCCGGATACATCGGATAGTCGCCGAAAACGGCGGCCAAACCGGGCCGGAGCAGGTCGCGGATTGCGGTAGTGTTAATAGCCATTTTTCAAATCTCCCTGCTGGACCGATCAGATGCCAGTCACGCCACCCCGGTAGAGGTGGTTGTTGATGACAACGAGCCAGTTCGCGAAGGCCCCGATGGCGTTACCCGGAGTCGGGTCCAGCTGCAGGATCTTCAGGTTCAACGACGAGGTGTCGGCTTCCGTCGCGTTGTTCAGCGAGACGGCAGACGTACCCGTGGCGGTGGAACCGGCGGTGTACAGGAAGTTCGCGTTCAGACCACGGTCGGTCAGCGCCAGCGGGGTGCCCGCAGTGCCAGTGCCGCTCGTTTCCTGAATGGTGAACACGGTGTTCGGATCGTCGATCACGAGAGCTTCAACGACCGAGCCGGTGAGAACACCGGGGTTGCCCGGCCAGTAGTTCTCAAAACGGACGCGACCGGTGCTGTCGGTGAACTTGACGCCCCAGAAAACGCCAACGCAGGCCGAGCCAGCGACGCCAACTTCCAGAACGCCCGACGAGCTAATGGTGACCGGGTCACCACGGAAGATCGCGGTCGCGTAGGTGTTGGTGATCTGATAGGGATTAGTCGCGCCAGTCCAAGCAGAGCCATCCAGCTTCTTGACGGGGACGAGCCCCTGAGGCGCATTGGTACCGTAAGCCATACGGATTCTCCATGCTGAAGTTGAGGGTTGGTTTCTGCCGGTACGTAACGGCAATCGTTTTTTGCTACGATACGTGACGTAGCCTCGAAGTGAGCCTGCCATGCTCAGGGACCACGGTACGTGACGTGGCGTCGATGTAGATGTAAATTATGCTTAAATAGGACTGCTGTCAACAGCATACAAAAAGACCCCCGCCCAGTTTCCCGAGCGGGGGTAAGTTGCCACAGCGAAGGGAAATACACTGTGGACCGGAGGTTAGTCCTTAAACGAAGTGACGCGCTCGAACGCCACTCCGGTGCCCTTATCCTCAAAGCGCGGCAGGTTCGGGTCGTTCTGACCGGTCCATGCCACGTCCTGCAGGGTTTCGATGTTTTCCAGATCGCGCTCGCGATTGCGCTCTTCGACGTCGCGGGTCGCGCATTCGCAGAGCATCAGACCACCGCGACGGATAACCATCACTTCGGTGCCTTCATAGCCCGGAAGCGGAGGCGGAACCATCTCCGGGTGACGGCCAGCGGGAACCGGCTGCCAGCCGCGGATCATGCGGTCGGTCATGTTATCGGGATCCGGCTCGTTCAGAGTCGACTCACGAACCCAAGCGTAGGTCATGCCCGACGGGATCTTATCCTTCGGGACATAGAGCTTGGATTGGAAGTGCGTCTCAGGGCGCTTGCGCAACCCAGCTTCACGAGTTTCGGTGGCACGCGTGGTGCTAATGCGAGAAGAACGAGCCATTAGTTTGCTCCCTTTTTAGTTTTCAGGATGTAGATTGCATGGTATTTTTCAGCTTCCAAGTCATTCATGCGACTGCCGTTTGGATTCCGATACGCGCCTGACTGCGCCATCTGGTGCGCCATGCGACGCTCATCAGCGCTCAGACGAATGCTCGTCGACTTCTTCGGAGGCTGCCCCGGAGCGGTGCGCTGGACGGGTGCAGCATTTGAATCACGGCTCATTGGCGGTGCCCTCTTAGTTGGAGTTGCTTGCGCTGCGAACGCGTCAGGAAACTCCCGGCGCATATGGCGGTCGATCTCCGTGAAGTAGTCGACGCTGCCAATCTCGTCATCGCGACCCTCAGCGCGGAAGCGGCGCTCTACGCGACGTGCGTAGAGGGTGGCCTCTTCGTGCATCTCAGGATCGAAATCCTCGGACTTGGGCTGGAACCATGCGTTCTTCTGAATCCAGCTTGCCGTGCGAGGCTCAAGCGTAACCTGCTGCTGCGATGGCTGAGGCGCCGCTGGCTCAACAGGGCGAGACGCCTTGTTCTGCTGCTCACGCTCCCAGTTCGTGACCGCTTCGAGGTCATTCATCGTCTTGTTGAACTGATACTGAAGATCGTCAATCTTCTCGTTGTCCATCATGGAACGAGCTTCGGAGAGCTTCTGCTTCAGGTCCATCGCAGTGACGCTCAGGTTGTTCCTGTAATGCGTCATCATCGCCTGCTCAGACTGCTCGCGCAGCTGCGACTCCTTCTGCAGACGAGCCTCCAGTGCCTGAGCACGCTGCTCTGCCTCAGCCGCTTTACGGGCCAACTCAGAGATACGCTTCTCAGGCGAGCGACGGCGCTTGGGGGCCTCTTCTTCCTCTTCAGGCTCTTCCTGTTCGGCTACCTCTTCAGGCGCCTCAGGCTGCTCCTCTTCGGGCTCTTCCTGCTGCTCGTAGTCCTCAAGGCTCTCGCCAAGATCCTCTTCCGTAATCTCGATATCGACGTCCTCGGTGGGACCGTCGTCGGTATACGGAAGCTCTTGATTTTCTGGATCAATAGACATGCTTTAGCTCCTTAGAAGTTTCCAGCAAACTTACCTGACATCACATCTTCCGGCCCGCTGATCACGGCCATCACACGGTCGTCGGGGAGCAGAGCCATCGCAACGCCGCGATAGGAAACCATCGTCGACTCGTAGCGCGGAATCAGGATCCAATCGCCGACCTTGCACCAAGGCCCGGAACGTTCGAACTTTTCGCCCTGATAGGCTTCGGGACCAACGGCGCACACCAGCGCAGACACCGAAGAATACTTGTCCTCGGCGCGCACGGTATCCGGCAGATACAGCGTGACTTCCGTCCCGTCTTCCTGCGTGATCGTCTTAAGCTCTTCAGGACGCACGTAAATTTTTACGGCCACGAGGTAGCCAGCCGGCTGCATATCGAACGAACGACCCGTGATGGCCGTGAATTCTTCGTCGATCAACTCCTTAGCCAGCGCCTCTTCGTGCGGCTCGATCTTGCTCATACTCATCAATACATACTCCCTTTTCTGGTATCCGGTTTTTTATCGTCGTCTGGCTGCAACATACGCTTGT